TAAAGAACCTTTACATTTAAAAGATTGTGCAAACAGATATGACTTGCCTACAAAAAAGCAAGACACATTGAAAGACTACTTTGCAAAAGGATATGCAACTGATGAAATACCAAGAGATGAATTAACAGAATACTTGATAGCAGATTTGGAAGCAACACAACAACTTAGTCAAAGACAATACATGAGATTAAATAGTTTGGAAGATGCAGGTTTGATGGAAACTGTTATACTAACAAACAAGGTTGCAGTAGCATTGGCTAAGATATATAAGAGAGGCTTCAAGGTTGATGTTGACACATTACAAAAAGTTAAGACTGAATTTGAAAACGAAAAGATTGATATTGAGAACAGGTTGAAAGAACAAGTTACACAACTAATGGGAGATACACCTATTAATTTAAGTAGTCCTGAACAAATGTCTTGGGTTATCTATAGCAGAAAGCCAAAAGACAAGGCTATGTGGGCAAATTCTTTTACACCATATATGCCTGACAAAGATTTTAAGAAAACAGTTAAAGATAATTCAGACATAGTGTACAAGACAAAGGCAGAGAGATGTCAAACTTGTCTTGGCACAGGTAAAATAAGAAAGGTTAGGAAGAATGGCATACCCTATGCTAATACTAATAATTGTACTGATTGCAACTCTAATGGATATCACTTCCAACATACCTCTGCCATAGCAGGATTAAAGTTTACACCACCTAATGCAAAATGGGTAAGTGCAAATGGGTTTACTGTTAATAAAACTAATTTAGTTATACTACAGAATATAGCTAAGAGCAAAAATCTTACAAATGCACAAAACTTTTTGGAAGATTTACAAAGACTATCAGCATTGGAGACATATTTATCTTCTTTTGTTGAGGGAATAACAACACACCTAAAATCTGATGGTAAACTACACGTCAGGTTGCTACAACACAGAACTGCAACAGGCAGATTTAGTGGTGCTGACCCTAATATGCAGAATATGCCTAGGGGTGGCACATTTCCTGTCAAGAAAGTGTTTGTATCTCGTTGGGATGGTGGACAAATATTAGAAGCTGACTTTGCTCAGTTAGAGTTTAGAGTATCAGCATTCTTATCACAAGATAAAACTGCAATGAGGGAGATTGAAGATGGATTTGATGTGCATAGTTATACTGCTAGTGTTATTAGTGATGCAGGGGAGAAAATATCTCGCCAAGAAGCGAAAGCACACACGTTTGCACCCTTGTACGGAGCAACAGGATTTGGGAGAACGACTGCTCAAGCTACATATTATAAACAGTTCAATGAAAAGTACAAAGGAATCGCATTATGGCATTCCAAATTGGCTAAAGAGGCTATAGCCACAGGTAAAATAGCAACACCATCAGGCAGAGAGTTTGCATTCCCTGATGTAAGGAAAAATGCATATGGAAAAGTATCCCATTTTACACAGATAAAAAATTATCCTGTGCAAAGTTTTGCTACTGCTGATATCGTTCCTTTAATATTATTAGAGATAGATAAGCAGTTATATAACTTAGAGTCTTGTATCGTTAATACTGTGCATGATTCAATAGTTATTGATGTTCATCCAAATGAAACAGATACAGTGCTATTTATTATCAAAAGCATCAATGAGATTATAACAGATTTAGTCAGTCAATATTTTAAGATTGATTTTAATGTGCCATTGTTATTAGAAGCAAAAATAGGTAATAATTGGCTTGACACAAAAGACGTTTTGTGATATAACAATACAACTTTAGAGGAGAAAAAACTAGATGGTAAACGAAATAACAACTATTGATACCAATAACTATGCAGTAATGGCTAAAGCTATGGGTATGTCAGGAGAATCATCATCATCAGATGACAAACCAAAGGCATTACCTAGATTTAGAATTAATCATACTCCTATTATTGGTTCAGACAAAGTATTAGTAAAGGGTGGTACATATAAGTTAGAAATACCTGATGATACTACAATTTATGGAACGTCAGCTACAATTAGACCTTTTATACAAAGATTTATGTACAAAAGGTTTGTAAAGAATATGTCTGCAAAGGCAGGAGAGCCTTTGGGGGTGTATCATAAAACCATAATGTCAGACAACTTGAATGTTGATTTAAAAGATAATCAGGGTAAGTTTAATTGTGGTAAGCCTACAGGTTTTATTAAAGACTTTAAGGCATTGCCTGTGGAAACACAGAATGTTATCAAACAAATCAAAAGAGTTCGTGTAATATTTGGCACAGTAGATTTAGTTGGCTCTGTTGATGAAAGTGGTAACAAAGTGGATAAGGGAACTATTCCTTTTATTTGGGAGATAGACAATAGAGATGCTTTTAAAACTATGGGAGAGCCTTTTAAAAAGTTTTCACAAGTTAAAAGACTGCCTGTAGAGCATTCTATTGCCTTGAATACTGAAGAGAGAAAACTTTCTAATGGTAATTCTTTTTATTTACCTACATACACTCTTGATTTACAAGATAAAATAGAAGTATCTAAACATGACCAAGATACTTTTATTAACTTTATGTCTTGGATAGATAATTATAACACTTATATATTTAATGAGTGGGATATGAAAACTAAAAAAGATATAAGTGACTCTGATAAAAATGTTGTTGATAATTTTATTGATGTCACAGAGGAAGATGTAGCTTAGTGAGAAGCAATAATCCATTTGCAGTTCACAATATAAATTATCTGTCACCTAGTAGTATAAATACTTTCGTGGCAGATAAGCCTTTGTGGATGATGCGATATCTTTTTGGTGTCAAATCCCCTAGTGGAGCAGGTGCAGTAAGAGGTATCGCAGAAGAGTATGCTTTAGCTGAAAAGTATGATAAAGGTTTTTTTGATTTCAAAGCTCTTGACACTAAGTTTGTAGCCTTGTGTTGTGAATCAGGTGTTGATTTGAATGATGGCAGAACCTTGAAAGAAAAGGATGCTCTTAAAGGCTTTGGCACTGTCCTTGATGATAACTTTAAGTATGAGAATCTTGAAACGTATCAGGAGAAAGTTGAAGTTAAATTTGAGGACTTGCCTGTGCCTGTCATTGGATATGTTGACTTCTTGTTTAAGGACAAGATAGTTGATTTAAAGACTACAAACAGGATGCCATCTAATCCTACTGAAGCACAGAAAAGGCAGATGGCTTTGTATTCTATGGCATATCCTAAAAAAAGTGTAGACCTGTTCTTTGCTAGTTCAAAGCAACATAAGGTATTTACACTTAGTAATTTAACTAAGTATAAAAAGCAAATAAAAAATCTTGCTTTTACAATACAAAGATTCTTGTCTCTTAGTGATGACAAGCATGAGTTGGCTTCTTTTGAGTACCCTAACTTTGATAAATGGGAGTGGTCAGATGCTATGAAGAAAGAGGCTAAAAATATATGGAGTATATAGTGGATAAAAAGATAGAGGATTTAAAATTAGAGATAGAGCAGATGGAGAAGCAGTTAGCCGAAGCCAAGAAAGCCTATCGTGAAATGAGAACAAAGGGTTTGAGAGATGCTATGGAAGCTAAGAAGTTAGCAGACGAAGCAGTAAAAGAAGAGATGAAAGCTCTTGGATATCCTGCAACTGCCACACATTTTAATTGGTATTGGAGAGACTTAACTTAGTGTTTGGCAGAGCACAACTAGAAAAGGGATACAGGGGTAGTTTAGAACATAATATAGTAAAAGACTTAAAGAAAAGAAGAGCAAAGTTTGAATACGAAACTCTAAAAATAAGGTGGGAAGAGATAATGTATCGTTCCTACACCCCTGATTTCATTTTAAGAAACGGAATAATCATAGAAGCTAAAGGCAGGTTTCTACCTAGAGAAAGAGTTAGGGCAATAGCTATCAAGAAGCAGTTCCCTGAGTTAGATATTAGATTTGTTTTTAGCAATAGCAATTCAAAAATATACAAAGGTAGTAAGACAACTCTTGCTGATTGGTGCAAGGAGCATGGCTTTATGTTTAGCGACAAAATCATACCTGTTAGTTGGATAAGAGAAAAAGGTAAAAAGAAACACCCCACAATAATAGACATTAGAGATAAAAGAAAAGATGCAAAAATTTGATAATATAAATCCTGAAGACTTTCTTATACAAGTAAAGCCTATGCTAAATCCTTCTAAAAGATGGACAGGAGAGGTTGATGTTTCTGTTGTATCATCAAAAGAAAATCCTTTGAGTGATGAAGATTATTATGGTGTACTAGAGTTTTGTAGAATAATATGTGCAAGTATTCCCATGATGGAAAAGGATGCAAGTTTGAGAACAAAAGCAGTTGATTATTTAAAACAACAAGACGAACTAGAAATGCAAAAAGAAAAGCCAAAGATAATTGACAAGCATGATAATGTCATAGTAGTATCATTTGATAAGAAAGATAAATAATGTTAAGGCATATGGAGTACATGAGGATGAAAGAAAAACAAGCTATGGAGCAGTCAGATAACAAAGAGTTAGAGGACATGGTTAATCATCCACCACATTACAATAAGGCAGGAATAGAATGTATTGATGCAATCAAAGCTATGACAGATGATGGCTTTGAATATTATTTGCAGGGTAATATAATGAAATACCTTTGGAGATACAGGTATAAGAATGGTGCAGAAGATTTAAAGAAAGCACAATGGTATCTCACAAAACTAATAGACATAGTAGAAAATGATAAAAGTAAAAATGATGTTGGCATTGGATGTTGACGAAGAAGAATATCCTGTTCCCTCTGACGGAGATGTAAGAGAAGACTTTGAGGAATATGTTATGGAGTTGTTTTATGATATAGATGGAGTTAAAGTAAAACAAGTTAAAGTATTAATGGAGACCTAAATGAGAAACTATTTACCAACAGACTATCAAAATTTTATTGCATTATCTCGTTATGCAAGATGGAAAGAAGATGAACAAAGAAGAGAAACATGGTTA